ACCCCGGCCCAAAGGCCGTCCTCGTAACCCGCAACACCAAGGAGCAAACCATGAACCACGCAGCACGTATTGGAACCGTCGAAGTGAAGCTGAACGACGCTGAAATCAGCCTCCTCGATCAGATTCGAGGGGGTCTGGGCCGCAGCCCGTTCCTCCGCGATCTGATGCACAAGGCAGCACGTACGCATGCTATGCCGGCGACGCGATCAAAGGAATCCCGAGGATGTCCGGGCCCTGGTCGCGTGGCTGGCCGAGCGCGAGGCGTGACCAACGGCAGGAGGCATCTTTAATGGATTCCGTCTGCGCTAGGAGACGGCAAAAAACAGCCCGGAGACACGGGCCATAAAAGGGATAACTGAATGAGCGAATCACATGAAAGTTATGAGGCAAAAAAAGTGATAGCGAAGGCCTGTACTTGGGCCGATAGACGCAAAGCGGTACAAGCTGCAGCGCCGGGAGTGGAGGCGGCGCGAGCAGCAGGCCGGTACGAGAAAAGCGGTAAGGAGCTCGCAGAAGCCGTCGAGCACTACCGCAGAGCAACAGACAAAAAGAGGTAATTGTGGACGAATCAATTCAAGCTGTAACCCCCGCACTGATGCGCAAACGAGGCGCAGATGCGTTTGACCGCGGGCTCAGGCTCGACGATCACGGCATGAATCCGTCGGCAGCTGCGATCGCTGATTGGAAGACCGGCTGGCTCGCACGTCACCACGAAGTGACAGTTAAAGCCAATGGCTCTCAACTTTCGGAGTGCCCGCCATGACTTCCCGCGTCGCCTCTCCCAATCCCATGACTCTCGCCATCGAACGCCGCATCATCGATGCAGGCAAAGATGGCGTTACCTACAACGTCATCATGGATGAGATGAGAATCGGCCGCACCTGTGCCCGTAATCATCTCAACCTTCTGTCTGACCTTGGCCGGGTCTATCGCGTCCGCCGCACGCAGCCGGGCCGCTCGGCCATCTATCACACCTACCACGCAAACGGCACTAAGGCCGCGCCGTTGCTGACCCGCGACGAGCATCTGGACCTCAAGCCGGGCTCGGTGCCGCGTCGTCGCATGCTTCGCACCTGGGCGCCTATCCATCGTCGCGATGCGCTCGTTGAGGCGCTGTTCGGGCCTGCTCGCAAGGAGGCCGCATGAACCTCGCTGGAATCCGCTTCAAGGCCATCGAATCGTCCCGTGGCTGCTCTGCTTGCCTGTTCTATGGCGAGTCTCACCGATCGTGCGTGACCATATGCGACAAGGCCGTACAACGTGGCCTGCCTGACTGCGACGACAAGGCGCCGAGCGGCAAGACCTACGTGTACGTGCTGGACGAGACCGACCCGCGCCAGATGAACCTGCTGGACAAGGAGCACTGACGTGGCAAATGGTATCGACTGGTTCCGTTGGCACCACGGCAGCGTGAACGACCCCAAGTTCGGCCTGGTGGCAAAGAAGGCCGGCGCGCGGGTTGGTGACGTCATCGCCGTATGGGCTCTCGTGCTGGAACAAGCCAGCGCGAACGCGGAACGAGGCGCTTTTGGCGACATCGACCACGAGGCTACCGACTTCCTGTTGGGGGCTGAAGATGGCACGACTGCCTGCATCCTCGCCGCCATGGAAGCACGTGGTCTGACCACAAATGGCCGTGTCACACGCTGGGACGAACGCCAGCCGAAGCGCGAGCGCGTCGATACCACTGCAGCGGACCGCAAACGCGCTCAACGTGAACGTGAGCGTGACAGCGAGCGTGACAACAACACGGATGGCGACAAGGCAGATGTCACACCAAGTCACGCCACGTCACGCCACGTCACGCCTAGAGAAGAGAAGAGTAGAGAAGAGAAGATAAAACCAAAGGTCAACACCAATGTCGCTTGCGCTCCTGTCGGCTCTGCCGACGTCAGCCGGTCGATCCCGGTACCGGAGCGTCGCAAGGAACCTCGTGTAAGCCAGGACGTGCAAGACGTGTTCGCCCACTGGCAGCGGGTCATGAACCATCCGCAAGCCAGACTCGACGAGAAGCGCTCAAAGGCCATTGGTCGCCGCCTTGCTGACGGCTACACGGTTGCCGAACTGCGCCAGGCCGTCGACGGCTGCCGCCTCACTCCGCACAACATGGGCCAGAACGAGCAGCGCACGGTCTACGACGACATCGAGTTGATCTGCCGCGACGGGCCCCACGTCGATCGATTCATCAAGGCCGCGAACGCTACCGGGATCGCAGACCCCGGCCTGCGTCGCCAGATCGATGTCCTGCAGGAATGGATGGAGCAACCATGACGACGAAACGTGAACTGAGCGAGGCGATTGCACTGCTGCGCGCCGAATACGACGACATGAAGCCGGTCGAAGGTGCTCGCCTCGAAATGTGGTGGGACGCGCTCAAGGACTTCCCTGACGGCGCCGTGCGCGCTGCAGCAGCGCAGCACCTGAAGACGAGCCACTTCAAGCCGCAACTAGCCGACATCGTGAAAGGTTGTGCCGCGCAGATGGAAGGTCAGTGGATCGGTGCCGATGAAGCATGGGCCCTGATGCCGAAGTCGGAGCAGGACTCCGCGATGCTGACCGACGAGATCGCGCAGGCCATGGCTGCAGCCTCGCCGCTCCTGGAAGCCGGCGACAAGGTGGCCGCCCGCATGGCGTTCAAGGACGCATACAACCGGCTAATCGAGAAGGCCAAGATCGAAGGCCGCGCACCGAGATTCTTCCCATCGTTCGGCGCCGATGCGCTGGGCCGCGTGACCATGCTCGGCAATGCGGTGCAGAAGGGCCAGATCACCCTTGAGCGCGCTACCGAAGCCCTCCCCGAATACGCCCACGACATCGTGACCATGTGCGGCGCCACGCATCACCCTCTGCTGGCCGCGCCGAAGCCTGAGAACGTGCAGCGCGTGAAAGCCCTTCTGCAGACCTTACGCCTGGGTGGGTCAGCATGAACTATCTGCGCGAAGACGCCGCGGAGAAGTATCCGTTCAACACGACGTCCGGCTACGACTTCAAGGCATGGGCAAAACGCATCCTGTGGCGTGAGGCCCAGGGCGACAAGGATCTACTGCCCATCCAGATCAAATTCGCTCAAGAGGCGATGGACATGAAACCGGAGAACAAGGCATGAAAAACGAATCGTTGGGCCAGCGTTTTGCCCGTATCCGCGAGCATTACAAGACCGAACTGCCGCGCATGATGGCCATCTACGAGGAAACCGGCCGCTGCCACTTTGATCCGTATCGCCTGGACTTCACCAGCGACATGACGCCGATTGAGTATTCGGTCTGGTGCGACATTCGCGGAACCTGCCTGCCCTTCTATCCGCAAATCCCAGCGCTGCAGTACTTTTTGGATTTCGCGGACCCATTCAAGAAGATCGCAATTGAATGCGATGGGGCGCAGTGGCACGACGCCGAAAAGGACGCAAAGCGCGACGCGCGCCTTAAGGAGATCGGCTGGATCATCTACCGCATCCCTGGCCGCGTATGCAAACGCCTCATTAAGCCGCCGCTCGATCTGCTGCAGGAAAAGCGCGAACAGGACTATTCGATGGAAGAGGCCCTTCGAATCGTCGGCCCGCACGCACGCGACTGGTACGCCAATACGTCGGAGGGCATCGTCAAGGCCATCGGCATCGTCCACTACGGCCATTCGTGCCCATTCGTGGATGCCGGCATGTACGTGCGTCCGATTGCGAGCTGACATGGCACATCGCCCGCCCTCCCACTGCTACCTGTGTTCCCGCTTCCACCGCCACGACGAAGCCCCACCAGGCCACGGCTACTGCGAAGGATACGAGCGAATGCGGCGCCACGACGACACCAACGAGGCTTGCCCACTGTGGATCCGGGCTCGGGACGAGGCAGCAAGAAGGAAGTGGGCAGAACGACGGGAGAAAGCGGCATGACCGCCTACTACAACGAGATTGACGGATATGCGGCCGAATGGCTGCGCAACCTGATCGCCGCGGGCCACATCGCACCGGGCGAAGTCGACACAAGGAGCATCGAGGATGTACACCCCGCCGACCTGCAGGACTTCACTCAGTGCCACTTCTTCGCTGGCATCGGTGGATGGCCGCTCGCGCTTCGGCTCGCTGGATGGCCAGATGATCGACCTGTTTGGACCGGTTCCTGTCCCTGCCAACCTTTCAGCTCGGCAGGCAAGGGAGCTGGGTTTGCTGACGAGCGGCACCTATGGCCGGCATTCCACCATCTCATCGGCGAGCGCAAGCCTGCAACTGTCCTTGGAGAGCAAGTTGCAAGCCCGGCTGGGCTCGCGTGGCTCGACCAGGTTCAAGCTGACTTGGAAGCATCGGGCTACGCCATTGGGGCGGCTGATCTGTGCGCTGCGGGCGTCGGGGCCGATCACATCCGGCAGCGCCTCTACTGGGTTGCCCACTCCGAGCGGCACAAGCAACCACGGGAAGAACCACGTAGCCGGCCGCTTGGACGAATGGGGCGGATCGAGCAACCCTTTCCGTGGGACCGAGATTGGCAAAGTGCACTCGCCGGGTTTCGAGCTATGGGTGATGGGATTCCCCGCTGCGTGGAAGCAACTGATGCCGCCCGCAATGCGATCGTCCCGCAAGTCGCTCAGGTCTTCATCGAATGCGTAATGGAGTGCTAACCATGACAAAACAGCAATACCAGCTAGAAGCCATCGCCGGCCTGCAATTCGCCCTGCTCATGCTCCGGCTGGGCGTGCGGATGAGGGCCTGACGAGACTATTTCGCGCGAGAGCGCACGGAGAAACGAATATGCAAACGACAACATCAAGGAACCAGCGTGAGGGCGTCTACATCGGCGTCGTGCTGGGCCGCCACCAGCGCCTTCACTTGGGTAAGCCCCAGCGCAGCCTGACGCCCGACGACGTGCAGATATGCGATGAATGCCACGACGGCAGTTGGACGCTGCAGCAGTACTGCACAAGCGCAGGCTGGGGCGATCACCCCGAGTACGGCCAATACCGCTGGTGGGAAGGCGAAGCTATCTGCACGAGCTGCGGCCATAAGACCGGCTGGGACGACAGCAGCATCTAACCGCGCGAGATGCGCACCAACCGCAGCACCAACCTGAAAGGGCAACACAGCATGACCAAGAAAATCCGTATCGAGAACGCCGACACCTCGCACCACAACGTGAAGGTAACCGTGCAACGCAAGAACGCTGCCGGCGAGTGGGAGGATGTTCCGGCTGAGGCCGTCGACATCAACGCCCCGACACAACTGGCCGAGAAATACATCCATTCGCACCAACGGCTGATCGTCGAGGAAATCGCGCCGGCAGCGTAACCCGCGCCACCCCGCCCGTCCTCCGGGCGGCAACAACAACATGGGAGAACCTGAACGATGAAACGAATCCTGATCCTAGCCGTGCTGCTGGCCGGCTGCTCGATAAAGGACGATACCGACCCTCCTCACGGCATCAGCGGCTTGGATCTGCACCAAGACAACGCTACCGGTTGCCAATACATCAGTCACGGGCAATCCCTATCCCCGCGCATCGCCGCCGATGGCAAGACGCACATGGGCTGCAAGGGTGCTCAGCCATGACCTTCACCCGCTCCCCTCTCAAGCGCAAGGCCCCGCTCGGACAGCGCGGGCCGATCCTCAAGTCGACGCCTACGTTCCGGCAGAGGAAATGCAGCATATGTCTTGAGCCGTTCAGGCCGCAGCGCATGGGGCAGCGGGTGTGCTCGCCAGCCTGCGCCGCTGTCCATGTGCGCCGTGAACGCGAGAAGGCCGACCGCAAGGAGCTACGCGAATTCCGGGCTGCCAACAAGAAGAAAGGAAAGCACCTCAGTGAAGCTCAAACCGCTTTCAATGCATATATCCGTTATCGGGACCGCGACCAACCCTGTATTTGTTGCGGCTCATTCGATGCCGCAGGCGCAGGCGGCGTGGGCGGTGGCTGGGATGCTGGCCACTGGATCAGCCGGGGCCATGCATCTCATCTCAGGTTCAATGAGAACAACGTTCACAAGCAGCGAAAGGGATGCAATCGCTCTGGCGGCACAACGCGGGCGAAGTATCGAGTTGGTCTGGTCGCCCGTATTGGGGAGGCTGCGGTACGGGAGCTCGAAGCCCTAGAGTATGCGCCTACTGAAAAGCGTTGGACCGTCGAAGAACTAATCGCCATCAAGACCGAATACCGCGCCAAGTTGCGCGCACTGAAGGAGACAGCATGAAGAATTTCGTTATAGGCGCCGTCGTTTCTTGGGTAGCAGTGCATGTCGCTAGTTGGGCTGCGGAACGCTGGAATCTCTCGCGTATGCAGATGATATGCATTGGCTGGCTATGTGGGATGGTGTTTGGCGTTCTCACTTGCATGATGGAGGCACCATGACTAGCCCAGACTTCCCCCTCCTTCCGCTATTCATCCTGACATTCTTCGCCGGCTTTGCTGCTGCTATCTGGCTCGCGGTATCGATCGACAAGGACGCGCGGAAGATCGTTGAGAAGGCCAAATCCGAGGAGGCGCCTTGACCGCATACAACGACATCGACAGCCGCCTCGTCAACTGGGGCATGTGCCAACGCGGGCGTAGCGGAGGCATGATTCGGGCACGCGAGACGCGCAGCACATCACCCTATGGCGGCCAAGGCTACAAATGCATGACGGCAGTCGTCATCAGCAATATGCGACAGGCTGCCGAAGGGCCGAAGGGTGGCCGGGCTACGCAATCAAGGCTGAACTTCCATGACGCCATGGCCATCGATCGCGCATGGCAGCGACTCAGCGTCGACCAATACAAGCACAAGTTTCTGCTGCGAGACTTCTACGTGCTTGGGCATTCACCGACAGCCATTTGCCGCAACTTGGACATCAAGCACTGGCCGGCAGCGCATTGGAACCGCGCATTACAGGCGGCGCAGGCTGCGATAGAATCAGTGATCGAAAAGAACGAGGAGGCATGTGCATGAAAGGCAGATTCCCAGGGCAAAGCGAGAACATGTACGCAAAGGGTGAATGGGTGAATGGCCAGTTCTACCCATATAAGAGTCAGGCCGACATGGGTTCGACCGAGGCAGAGCTGGCCGCACGTCAGCAACAGGCCACCTCACGGCAACCTGGCGTCGATGAAATGGCCACGAAGAGCGACCGCGAGCTACTTGAACTTGCGGCCAAGGCTGCTGGAATCGAGCACGATGAGTACAGTGGATGCGTTTCGGTGGATTATTACGACTCGCACGATGGGCAGCCTGGTTTGAAACTGAGTGACGGGGTGTGGAATCCCCTCATCGACGACGGTGACGCATTTCGGCTGGCCGTGAAGCTACGCATGGATGTGCGCGTCGGCACGCAAAACCACACTGCGACCGTGGGCTGGGGCGCCAGCATCGGGCTCGTCGAGGAAGTATTTGATAGCGACGAGTATGCTGCCACCCGCCGCGCCGTCACGCGTGCCGCTGCCGAGATCGGGAAGGCCATGGTTGCCGCAGACACAAAACAGCTTGACAATTTGCAAGATCATGTATAAATTCCGAGCAACAACTTATTTCCGTCTTCCGAGACGCGACAAGGATGCCTGAAGGCAGCCCTAGTCGCCTCTGGAGGAATCCGAGGCCCTGCGATCAGCAATGACGCGGGGCTTTGTCGTTTACCTCGTCAGTTGTCTCCGCCCGAAAGGGAACTCAGGCCCGGCCTAACACGCTGGGCCATTTTTTTGCCCAAACACCATGCTCAAACCCACCGGAAATCGCCTTGTTGTGCGCCTAGACGAGAACCTGCCGACGGCTATCGAGGGCTTCGTGCTGCCTCCGAAGACTGATGCATACCGCTCGAAGGACGGCGCCGTCGAGGGTATGAACCGCGGCACGGTAATTGCGGTGGGCCCGGGCGCGCGTCACCCGAAGACGGACAAGCTGATCCCGATGGCTACACAGATCGGTGACGTCGTGCGCTTTTCCGAACTGGAGTACCACTCGTTCACCGAGGTCGGCCACAAGTACGTGCTCATATCGGAGATGGACGTTTTGGGCGTGGAGATGCCTGCCCCGCTGGAGGCGGCGGCGTAATGGGGCGCCCATCCAAATTTCAGCCGGAGTTCGTCACCCAGGCTGAAAAGCTCTGCAAGCTTGGTGCGACCGATATGGAAATTGCCGACTTCTTCGAGGTTGACGTACGCACGCTCTATCGGTGGAAAGCAGAGCATGAAGGCTTTTGTCAGGCCCTAAAAAGCGGGAAGGACCAAGCGGACGAGCGCGTAGAGCGCAGTTTGTATGCCCGGGCCACCGGTTATGAGCACGACGATATGGATATTCGCGTCGTTGAAGGCGTGGTTGTCCAGACTCCGATTCGCAAGCACTATCCGCCCGACACGACCGCCGCGATCTTCTGGCTGAAGAACCGCCGCGCGGCAGAATGGCGCGACAAGGTGCAGCAGGAAATGACCGGCGCCGATGGCGGACCGGTCCAAATCGAGAAGATCGAACGTGTCGTCATCCGTCCTGCAAATCCAGACGCCTGAGGTCTTCCTCCCGCTGCTGGACCCAGCCCGCTATAAGGGAGTGCACGGTGGGCGCGGTTCGGGCAAGTCGCATTTCTTCGGTGAGATGCTCATCGAGCGCTGCATCATGGCCAAGACCGACGCCGTGTGCATCCGCGAGAATCAGAAATCGCTTGATCAGTCGGTGAAGAAGCTTCTCGAAAACAAAATCGCGTCGATGAACGCAGGGGCTTATTTCGAGGTGCAGGACAAGAAGATCCGCGCGCACAACGGCGGCCTGGTTATCTTTCAGGGCATGCAGAACCACACGGCCGAGTCGATCAAGTCGCTGGAAGGCTATGACGTCGCATGGGTCGAGGAAGCGCAGACGCTATCTCAGCGCTCGCTGGACATGCTGCGCCCGACCATCCGTAAGCCAGGATCTGAAATCTGGTTCAGCTGGAACCCGCGCTTTGAAACGGACCCGGTCGACGTCCTGCTGCGCGGGGAGACTCCTCCGCCAAACTCGGTCGTGATCGAGGCGAACTACCACGACAACCCGTGGTTTCCGGGCGTACTACGCGACGAGATGGAGTACGACCGCCGGCGTGACATCGACAAGTACACACATATCTGGCTGGGCCAGTACCAGAAGAACACCGAGGCTCGCGTCTTCAAGAACTGGACCGTCGAGGAATTTGATATCGACCCGATCCAGATCATCCGCCAGGGCGCGGACTGGGGCTTTTCGATCGATCCTACTGTGTTGGTCCAGTGCTACATCGTCGGCCGCAGGCTTTACGTTCCGTACGAGGCGTATCAGGTTGGATGCGAGATCACCGACACCCCAACGCTGTTCATGACCGTGCCCGACAGCGAAAAATGGCCGATCACAGCCGACAACGCGCGTCCGGAGACGATCAGCCACATGAAGAAAAACGGCTTCCCCAAGATCATGCCGGCCGTGAAAGGTGCGAAATCTCTGGAAGAAGGCGTTGAGTTCCTGAAGTCGTTCGACATCGTCGTGCACCCGCGCTGCAAACACCTGATCGATGAACTGACCCTCTACAAGTACAAGGAAGACCCGCTGACGGGTGCTGTGCTGCCAATGTTGGAAGACAAAGACAACCACGTCATCGACGCATTGCGCTACGCCTGCGAAGGTGCGCGACGTGCACAGAAACCGCAGGCCGTGAGCCGTGTAATCGCTCCCCCGCCGCAGCAATTTCACCCTGAGGGATGGATGGCATGAGCGAAATCATCGACGAAATGCGCCGCCGGCTGAAGCTTGCCCGCGATGCTGAAGGCGGCAACCGCGCCGACATGATCGAGGATTTGCGCTTCTCGTTCGGCGAGCAATGGCCAGCTGCGATGAAGATCGCCCGGCAGCAGGAAGGCCGCCCGGCGCTCACGATCAACAAGACCGACACGTTCGTGCGCTCGGTCGTGAACAACATGCGCGCCTCGCGTCCGCGCATCCGCGTGCATCCGGTCTCTGACGGCGCGTGCGTGAAGAAGGCCAATGTGATTGAGGGCCTGATTCGCCACATCGAGGTGAACAGCAACGCCGATCTAGCCTACGACACCGCGGCTGAGTACCAAGTGCGTTCCGGTGAGGGCTTCTGGCGCGTGTGCTCGCGCTACGTCGCAGATGATAGCTTCGACCAAGAACTATACATCGATCGCATCCGCAACCCGTTCACGGTCTATATGGACCCATCGGCCACGATGCCGGACGGCTCTGACGCAGATTGGTGCGTTATCACGTCGTCGATGAAGAAAGAGGCGTTCCGGAAGCAATACCCGCGCGCCAAGATCGCTGATGTCGAGGACTTGGGCCCGGGCGATGATAAGGCCGTGTGGGCGAGTGCCGAAGAAGTGGTGATCGCCGAGTACTACCGCTTTGAAGAGGTCGCGGATACGCTCTGCCTGCTATCTAGCGGTGTTCGCATGTTCAAGTCGCGCATCGATCCCGCCGCCCTGGAATACCTTCATGTGACCATCGTGCACACGCGGCCGACCGTTCGCCGGCAATTGAAGTGGTCCCTCTGTACGGCCCTTCAGGAGCTTGATAAGCGCGACCAACCGGGCAAGTACATTCCGGTCGTGCGTGTGGTCGGTGCCGAGATGATCGACGACGGCAAGGTGATCCGCTTCGGCATGGTCCGCCAATTGAAGGATCCGCAGCGCATGTACAACTACTGGCGCACGCAGGAGACGGAGTTTGTCGCGCTTGCTCCGCTGGCGCCGTGGTTGATGGCTGAGGGTCAGGATGAAGGGCATGAGGGCGAATGGCAGAACGCCAATCGTAAATCGTACTCGCGCCTTGTCTACAAGCCTGTGCACGATGACGAAGGTAGCCCGCTGCCGCCGCCTCAGCGCCTGACACCGCAGCAGATCCCGGCGGCCAGCGTCAACGCCGCCATGGCCGCGAGCGAAGACCTGAAAGCAGTCGCTGGCATGTTCGACCCTGCGTTGGGCGCCGAAGGCAATGAAACGTCCGGGAAGATGGTTCAGGCACGTCAGGGCCAGTCGGACATGTCGAACTACCATTTCTACGACAACCTGACGCGCGCGATCAGCCATACTGGTGTGATCCTGCTCGACTTGATCCCGCACTACTACGACACACAGCGCGCAATCCGAATTCTTGGCATCGATGGCGTGCCGCAGACAGTCACGATCAACGAGAAGCAGCGCGACGAACTCGGTGCGATCAAGCAGGTGCTGAACGATGTCACGGTCGGCACATACGACGTCGTCATGGACACCGGGCCCGGCTACCAGACGAAGCGCCAAGAGAACAGCGACATGCTGCTTGGCCTGCTCAAGACCATGCCGCAAGTCGGCCAAGTTGCCGGCGACCTCGTCGTGCGTCAGATGGATTTCGAGGCTGCGCAGGATGTGGCAGACCGCCTGGCCGCAGCGAATCCCATCGCTATGGCAGAAAAGAAGCTGCCAGACGACCTGCCGGACGAGGCAAAAGCATACATCGCGCACCTGTCCGGCGCCGTCCAGCAGTTGCAACAAGCCCTGCAGCAGGCCGAACTTGAGAAGAAGTACCGCATGGGCGTCGAGCAGGTTCGCCAGCAAGGGAAACTCGCCTCCGACCAACTATGGGCGCACCACGAAACCGAGCAAGAGCGCATCCGCCAGGATGGCGAAAACCGGCGTCTGCTGGCCAAGGAGCACTCCGCGGACCTCCGCGAAGAGGTCAAGTCGCGCACGAAGCTGCAAGACACGCAGATGCGCAACGACGAATCGTGGCGCGAGGCGCAATTGGACGCAGCAACCGATCTTCACCTAGGCAAAGACAGCGGCCCGAACAACGAATTTCACCGCGAGCACGCGTAGTGCACCCTGCCTACCGATGGGCCTGCATCGGGTAAATCCGTGAGAAATCATGCCCCCTGAGAACGACAATTCGACTACTGCACGTCACGCAGAGCGCGTCCAACCTAAAGTTGTGACGAGCGAAACCATCGCCGCCATGTATTCCGGTGCCCCCCCGACAGAGGAGCCGCCCAAGGACCCGCCAAAAGACGCGCCCAAGGACGAAACGCATGCCGATGGTGACAAGGGAGAGAAGCGCGCAAAGAAGCCGATTTCAGAGCGCATGTCCGAACTGGTGAGCCAGCGTAAAGCGGCCGAAACCGAGGCTCAGCAGGCCAAACGTGAGGCGGCCGAACTGCGCGCACGGTTGGAGGCGATGTCCGCCCAGGCCGCACCGGTGAAGGAAGAACCGCGTCCGGATCGGTCCAAGTTCGCGAACGACGAGGAGTACATCGAAGCCGTCGCGGAATGGAAGGCTGATCAGCGGCTGGCAAAGCGCGAACAGGAACAGGCGGAAGCGCGCGCCAAGGCTGAACGCGAGCAGCTTGTGAAGGGCTGGCAGGCCGCCCAGCAGCGTGCCCGTGCCGAGATCGAGGACTATGACGAAGTCATCAAGGCGTCGGACGTGAACCTGCCGGGCCACCTGCATCAGGCGATTCTGGAAAGTGACGTCGGCCCGCACTTGGCCTACTACTTCGCCAAGCATCCAGACGAGGCCAAACGATTCGCCGCGATGTCTCCGACCGCTGGGCTGCGTCAACTGGGCAAGCTCGAAGACAGACTGACCGAGGAGCCCGACGATGACACTCCGCCCGCAAAGACCGCACTCTCCCCTGCAGTCGAAAAATCAAAAGCCCCGCCGCCCACCACTACAGTGAAGGACGGACGCGCGCTCGATCCAGGCCCTGCAAAGAGCTTTGAAGAGTACCGAGCGCGCCGACGTGCAGAACGTAGTTGATCGGTAGTTGAGCATCCATAAATCGAAGCCCGCCGTTGAGCGGGCTTTTTGTTTGGAGTGAACATGTCAAACACCTTGCTTACCATTTCGGACATCACGAACGAATCGTTGATGGTCCTGGAAAACGAACTGCAATTCACGAGCCGCGTCAACCGCGAGTACGACGATCGTTTCGGCGTCGATGGCGCCAAGATTGGCTACTCGATCAACGTCCGCCGCCCGGCGCGTTTCGTCGGCACGACCGGACCGGCGCTGAATGTCGAAAACTTCACCGAGGGCAGCACTCCGGTGACGCTGACGACTCAGTTCCACGTCGATACGCAGTTCATCACCTCCGACCTGCTGCTGTCCATGGACATGTTCTCGGAACGCGTCCTCAAGCCGAAAATTGCCACGATTGCGAACCGTGTCGACTATGACGGCCTCACCATGGCAACGGCAAACACATTCAACATCACTGGCACCGCCGGCGCCGCTCCGACGACCGTGGCCCCCTTCCTCCAGGCAGGTGCATGGCTGGACTCGGAAGCAGTTCCGCGCGACGGAAAGCGAGCAATCGTTCTGGATCAATGGTCGATGGCGTCGATGGCCGGCGCCCTGACTGGCCTGTTCAACCCGCAGGTGAAAATCAGTCAGCAGTATGAAAAGGGCCTGCTCGGCAAAGCTACGCTCGGCTTCGACTGGTATCAGGACCAGAACACCGTGGCACAGGCATTCGGCGCCGGCGGTGGCTCGCCGCAGTTCGACAACACGCAGACCTCCTCGGCCGTGATCTCGTCGGGCTGGGTTGACTCGGGCACGCTGGGTACCAAGGGCTGGTCGAACTCGACCGCCGTCGTCAAGGTCGGCGACATTCTCAGCATCGCGAACGTCAACGCAGTGAATCCGCAAAACCGCCAGAAGTTCGGCGGCGGCAAAGCACGCTACTTCGTGGTACGCCCACCGGCCGGCGCCGGATCGGGCACGACTAACCTGACCAACGGCACTTTCACAGCAACGACGGATTCGGCCGGTGTCGTGGTTGGCGGTACGTACACCTCGGATGGATCGGGCAAGCTCCTGTTGACCGTGGCGAACGCCTGCATCTCCGCTGGCCAGTTCCAGAACGTGGACGCGGCGCCGGCGAACAGCGCGAATATCACCCTGTTCGCCACCTCGACCACTTCGCCGCAATCCCTGGCATTTCACCGCGACGCGTTCACCATGGTATCGGCTGACCTGCCGCTGCCAGGTGGTGTCGATATGGCGGCTCGCGCATCGCACAAGGACATCGGCATGTCGCTGCGTGTGGTTCGCCAGTACACCATCAACAACGATGCCCTGCCGACCCGTATCGACGTCCTGTATGGCTGGGCACCGCTATACCGCGAAATGTCCTGCCGCATCGCTGGCTAATGAATAGCGCCCCTCTTTGGAGGGGTTTTCAATTTCAGGAGATTCATCATGTCTTTCACAAATGCAGGTCCGTCCACGACCTCGACCAGCGTCCAACTCGGACAGGGCGGCGCGGCAGATGGCAAGGTTATCGGCGATGCCTCGACCTCCCTCGTCGGCTTCTGGGGTGCCACCGCCGTGGCTCAGCCATCCGGTGCTTCTCAAACCGCGCTGACGGATAGTTCGGGTGGTACTGCCAATGCGGCTACCGGCGTTTCTGCCAACGCGCAGAAACAGTCTGTCATCATCCCGATTCCCGCCTTGAGTGGCCTGGCAAACTCGCAGGTCTGGAAGATCGCCATTCCGTTTGCGTTCTCGGTCACCTCCGCGCTCATTCGTGCGGGCGTACCTGTCACGACTGGCTCGAAAGCGGCGACGCTGACCGTCCAGATCAACGGCACCCCAGTCACTGGCGGCGTCATCAGTGCTACGTCTGCGGGCCTCGGCATGACCGGCGCAACGCAGGCCGCAACCGCGATCACCGGTGCAAACACCGGCACCGCAGGACAGACGCTCGAAGTTGCTGTTTCGTCCGTGACGGCGTTCGTTGAAGGCACGGCTCAGGTCGAATTTACGATCGTCGACACCGACTTGGCCAATCAGACGGCATCGATGGTTCAGCTCACGAATGCTCTGCGTTCGGCCCTGGTGACGGCTGGTTTGATCAAGGGCGCAGCGTAATAGCTGATCGTCATTTCACGTTCATGGAACCGCCCTTTGGGGCGGTTTTTTTATGACCACTGCGAACGACATCATCCACGGTGCACTGCGCAAAATCGGCGCCATCTCCGTCGGGGAGACACTTACGGCCGATGACAGCACGACCGGGCTTGAGCAGTTAAACGCATTGCTCGACCTCTGGAGCATCGAGCATCTGGCTGTGTTCAACAATGCCGAGTACGTGCTGCAACTTCAAGCAGGTAAAGCGTCCTATACGGTCGGCGCTGGCGGCGACTTCGATATGCCGCGCCCATTGCGCATCTCGGGGGCATACACGCGCCTGCAGCCGACGGGCACAACTGTTGACTATGCATGCGTGGAGGTCGATTTCAGCCGCTACTCGCGTATCGGCATCAAGAACCAGCCGGGCCCATGGCCAAAGGTCATGTACTTCAATACGTCGTATCCCCTGGCCGAACTGATCTTCTGGCCAGTGCCTTCGCAGGGCGCGGAGTTTCATCTGTGGGTGGACATGGTGTTTTCGCAGTTCACGGACCTCACCGACACAGTATCGCTGCCGCAGGGTTACTTGCTCGCGCTGCAAACGAATCTAGCCGTGCTGTTGGCCCCGGAATACGGCACGCAACCGGCGCCGGAACTCGTCGAGCAAGCTCGCATGGCAAAGAAGGTCATCAAGGCACTCAATGCGACGCCTCCGGGGATTTCGACGTATGACGGTGTGCTGGTGGGCGGCAATGTGAACGACGCCGGCTGGATCCTGACCGGGGGCTTCTGATGCCTGAATTCGCATTCGTTGGCCCGTCCTATGAAGCTGCCAACCAGCTGCAGGATGCCCAGCGCCTGATCAACTGGTTCGTCGAGATCGACCAGAACAGCGAAGCAAAGGCCCCTATTGCATTGCTAGGCTCACCGGGACTGATCACCGCGGCGAATGGGCCTGTCGCTCCAGTCCGTGGCATGTGGACTTTGCCCGGTAACACGCAGGGCGCTGTCGTTATTGGTAGCTATGCCTACCTGTTCGATGGTACGACGCTGACGCAGATCGGGATGCTCGAAACTTCTACCGGTCCGGTCTGGATCCGCGATAACGGTACTGGCCACGTTGTGGCGTTCGATGATGGGACGAGCATCTACGGCTATCACCTGCAGAATGAAACGTGGACGAATGTCGGGAGCGCTGCGCGCGGAATCGCGTTCATCGACGGATGGTTGGTATTCGGGTTGCCTGGATCGCAGCAGTTTTTTACGTCTCCGGTCTACTGGAATGGCACTGCAGCCTTCGACAGCACGTATTTCGCGCTCAAGGATGCCGCCTCGGACAATCTGGTTATGCCGATCGAGCACAACCGCCAACTGTGGCTGATTGGGGAGCGCACGACAGAGATTTGGTACGACGCCGGTGGTCAGTACTTCCCGTTTTCACGTCTGCAGGGCGCAATGCTCGATATCGGCTGCCAAGCTCCGGCAAGCGTTTGCCGCACCGGGAAGGGGCTGATCTGGCTCGCCCGATCTGAGCGGGGCGAAAACGTCGTGGTGCTCACCCGAGATTACGACTTCGACCCGGTGAGCACGCCGGCTGTGTCGTATCAGATTTCGCAGTACTCGACCGTCAGTGACGCTGTGGCGTTCGTCTATAGCGAGGAAGGCCACGAGTTTTACCAAATCAGCTTCCCAAGTGCCGACGCAACGTGGGTGTTTGATTTGACGACAGGCATGTGGCATCAGCGCGCGAGCTTCGACCTCAACGACGGGGCTTTCCATCGTCACCGTGCGAACTGCAGCATGAACCTGGCCGGCAAGGTTTATGTCGGTGACTTCGAGAACGGCACGATCTACGAATACACCCGCAAGGCGTACGACGACGCTGGTGCACCGCTTGTGTCTGTCCGCCGTACGCCGCATGTCTGGGATAAGGGCGAGCGCAATCGCGTGCGTCAGACGTGGCTGCAAATCGAGTTCACGCCAGGCCAGGGTCTGGCAAATGGTCAGGGCTCGGATCCGCAAATCATGATGCGCATGTCGAATGACGGTGGATTCACGTGGGGTAATGAGCACTGGACGAGCATTGGAAAGATTGGCGAATTCCAGCGCCGTGCCGTTTGGCGGCGTCTTGGAATGGCGCGTGATCGCGTGTATGAGGTGCACATTTCCGATCCGGTACCACGAGATGTCGTCGGCGCTACCCTGCGTGGCATGGGGACGAGAGCATGAGCGGCGTCCCACTGTTTAATATCCCGCCTATCGACCCGCGCACGGGGCGATGGAACCAATCGTGGCTTCTGTTCCTGGTTGACCTGTGGACCCGTACCGGAGGCTCTCAGCCAAACGGAATTGGTGACCTGACGATTGCCGACGCAGGCCCAGATGCAACGGCTGTCGAAGCGAGCGTGGAACTGGTCAGAAGCAAAGTTGACGATCTTAATCTATTGGCCGGGTTAGTCTCGGACGAGCCAGACAGCAGGCTCCAATACAAGATGGCATCGCATATCGTTGACCTGATTCTGCTTTTGCAGGAAACGCAGGATGCGGCCGCAAGAGCTACACGCGCACTACAAGACGCTGTCATTGATCAGATTGTGAGCATCGATCCAATCCGGTCGATGGCCTATCAGGACGCCGCAAAGGTGAAGATCACGGGGGGCACGATTTCCGGCATGTCGCAAAACGATGCAACCTCCGTCGCAATAACGGATGATGCGACAACAAATGCGACGATGTATCCGCTATGGTCGACCGCAACTGGTGGTCAGTATGCACCAAAGACATCAAGCACGAAGTGGACGTTCAATCCAAGTACTGGATTGATGACAGTCCCATCGATCAGCAGTCAATTCAACGGTACATTGGGGCTAACGACGCCGGCCGCGGCGGCCGTCACGACGCTGTCGGCGTCTGGACAGATCACAAGCACCGTTGCGACCGGCACCGCGCCGCTCTCGATCGCGTCGACAACAGTCGTGCCAAACCTGAACGTATCACAACTGCTGGGAGGTACCTGGGCGATACCCGGCGCGATCGGATCGACGACGCCAAGCACTGCGGCCTTCACTACTTTGACCACAACCAGCAACGCAGCCATCGGCACGACGTCTAGTAGTTGGGGAAGTGGTTTTCGTGCGATCGAAGTAGGAGCACAAGGCAATGCATATTTCTCAGCCAACTCCGGCAGCTTCAATAGCCTGTTGACCAATAACGCCTATTTCGACGGAAGCAACTGGAAATACGTACGCAGTTCGGCCGCAACGCATATCGAGCAGATTACTGGTTCCCTCAAGTTCATGACGGCGCCCTCCGGTACAGCCGGCAATACGATCACTTGGACTCAGCGGCTACTGGTTGATACGAATGGAGCCACCGCGACTGCGCTCACCCTAACCAGTGCTACGCCTACCGTAGCGGCGTCGCAGGTTGGGTTTGGCACCACGACTGCAACCACGGTCGGCGCCGCCGGCGCGGCATCAGCTCCCCCGGCCAATCCAGTCGGCTATCTCGTATTCAACCTTGCGGGGACTGCGTACAAGCTTCCCTATTACAACGCATGAGGAAGTAATGACGATTACTGCAAAACAAATGGTAGCACCGCAGCAGTTAACAAATGCTGACGCCCTCTACTACACGGTACCGGCAAACACGACCGGCGTAATCAAGCGCGCGACCTTCACCAACACGAGCGCGGGCGCAGTGACGATCACGGCGAACATCGTCCCCTCGGCCGGATCCTCATCGGCCTCGAATCGCGTCATCGACCCGCAAAATACGACGCTGTCGGCAGGCCAGACCTATGTCGCGCCCGAGATGGCCGGGAAGACCATGCCAGCCGGGACCATGGTCCGCATGCTGGCGAGTGCCAATACGGCCATTACGGTCGCAATTGATGGCGTTGAGATCGTCTAAGGAGCGCGTATGAAAAACTTCCTGCGACTGTCTGCCGGTGTCGATGTTCTCCCGCTGCTGTTGGCGATCAAGCGGCGCCCCGACCTATGGAAAGAGGACACGTACCTACGTGACTACCCGCAAGGCCCGTTCGCACAGATCGAGTCGATCATGCTGCGCTTCCCCGTGAAATCCGTTTATGAGACGGAGGAGGAACTGCAAAAGCTGCGCTCGACCTACGACCAGCACGAAAGCATAGACTACCCGGCATACAAGCTACTGCCAGAAGCTCGCCCACTGGTGATGAACCTGATGGCCTATGTTCATGGCGAACGCCTGGGCCGCGTCATGATCAACAAGATCGCACCGGGTGGCGTGATCTACCCGCATGCCGACACACCGGAGCATGCCGAGTACTACAGCCGCTTTCACATCGTGCTCCAGAGCCAGCCGGGAGTCGTATTCCGCGCCGGTGACGAACAGGTCTACATGGCTACGGGCGAAGTCTGGTGGTTCGACAATAAGCAAGAGCACGAGGTTATCAACAACAGCGCCGATGACCGAATCCACATGATCGTCGACATCAGGACCAGCCGATGATCACGTGCCACGTTGAATCGTTCGAGGAACGTCTCGCCGAGTTGCAAGTGCTGCTGCCACTGCATTACCGCGAGTTGGCCCTGAATCAGGACAAGGTGCCACTGTCACCGCGCTATGGCGACTATATCGACCGCGAGCGTGCTGGCGGCCTGCTGTTCGTGACACTGCGCGATGCGGGCGAGTTGGTCGGCTACTTCATCGGCTTCATCGCTCCGGGGCTGCATTACAGCACTTGCCTGACCTGCACCATGGATATTTTCTACGTCCACCCCGAGAAGCGTACAGGCAGCGCCGGGATACGAATGTTCCGCTTTGTAGAGACGGAGTTGCGGCGCCGCGGCGTGCAGCGCTGGTTCATGGGCTCAAAAATTCACGCCGACGCCAGCGCGCTGTTCAAGCGCATTGGCGCCGAGCCCGTAGAAACGTATTTCAGCAAATGGATTGGAGAATAGCGATGGTTGCCGCAATTTCAGCAGCAGCAGCAGTCGGGGGAGCCCTGATCAGCTCGGACGCTTCGCGGAGCGCTTCCCATACCCAAGCGGATGCCGCAAATCGCTCGACCGACCTTCAGCAACAGAACCTTGCGCAGACTCGTCAGAGTCTTCAGCCATTCATCAACAGCGGCTACGGCGCACAAACCTCGCTGAATAACCTGTTAGGGATCGGTACGCCAACTGATGGCGGCACCTATGGCAGCCTATCCAGACCATTCGATGCGCAGGCGTTTGAGCAATACAAAGATCCTGGCTACCAGTTTCAGTTACAGCAGGGCCAGCAGGCGCTGCAGAACAGCCAGGCGGCGCAGAACGGCGTGCTATCCGGCGCGGCTCTTAAGGACCTGATCGGCTTCAACCAGGGCATGGCGAACACGGCCTATCAGAACGCATACACACGGTTTGCGGACCAGCGGGACAGCACATATAAGCGCCTAGCTGATCTGCTTGGAATTGGCGAGAATGCTGCGGCTGGCATGGGCAATATGGGAGTCCAGGCCTCGAACAATATCGGCAACACGATCACGTCTGGAGCTAACGCGCTGGCGGCGGGCCAAGTCGGGCAGGCGAACGCGATCAGCGGTGGTCTGAACAATGCGGCTGGCTACTATGCGCTGAACGGCATGCTCAACGGCGGAGGCGGTATGTCCAGTCAATTCACAGGTTCGCAAATGGCTACACTGGCTGACGGTATGTGGGGAGGTGTTTAATGGCGCTCGATCCAACCATCCCCCTGCAGGCTCAGGCTCCGAGCTTCGACACAGCACTCAAGCCAATTTCATCGCTACTTGGGATCGCTGGAGCGCAGCAGCAGCTGCAAACTGGTCGCATTCAACAGACACAGCTGCAATCTCAGCTTCAAGAGCGCGAGAACTTGTCGAAAATCGACTGGAACAAGTTTCGCGGGGAAGATGGAAACCTCGATCCTATCGCTGCTGGGAATGCTGCACTTCAGGCGTCGCCTGCGTTCTATGGGCCTCAGCTGGCCAAACAGTTCAACGAGGTGGCAAAGGACCAAATCACCATCAAACAGGGTTTGCAGAGCTTGAACCAGTCGCAGCGCGCAGATATCAATGCAGGCCTTGGCGCCCTGTCGATGGATCCACAGCTTTCTCCGGCCAAGGTGCTGGATTGGGCATCGCAATACAGTCAGCAGAATCCAGCTGCAGCACCACTGCTGTTCACCGCCCTGAAGCATGCCCCTAGTGACCCGGCGGCGCTCAAGCAATGGCTTATCACGAGCCGTAACAGCGTCATCGCGCCGGCATCTCAGACCACGAACACGACTCTCGTAAACGATGGCGCGGCAACGCATGTCGTGCAGAATAGCCCATACCAGCCTGGCGCAGTGCAAGACGTCGGCCAGATCGCCAACCAGATCAGCCCGATGCAGCGCGAGGAAATCCAGCCAGATGCTCTTGGTAACAGGTACATCGTTCAGCGTGCCCCGAACGGCGCTATCCTCAACACTCGAACCGTCCCCGGCAGCTACAACGCGGTCACCAGTGCACCCGGAGCTGGCCCGGCCATGCTGCCACCCGGGGGCGCCGGTGCCATCGACGACGCACAGAAGGAAGTCACCGCAGCGCGCGCCGCAGCTAACAATGCGCCGATCATGCATGATCTGAACCGCTCCATCATCGCGGAGGCTGACAAGGGTCTGAACACCGGTTCGCTGGGTGCGCTCACGCAGAGGCTCGCCAGTGCGACCGGCTATAGCTTCGGTACCGGTGAGAAGGCGACTGATTACAGCGTGCTCAGCAAGCTTCTAGAACGGTCTGCGCTGCAGGCCGCCCAAGCCATGGGGCCGCATACGAATGCCGGTCTTGAGGCTCAAGTGCGCGCAAACGGCTCCCTCGACTACACGCCGCAGGCAATCCGCAAGATCGCAGTGCTGAACGACGCGCTGACCAGCGGCGCGGAGCATTATCGCTCTGGCCTGGAAAACGCGCTGCAGGCATCCGGCCAGAACCCGGCGGCTAAGCGTCAGTTCGACCAGCAATGGGCGCAGAACTTCGACCCGCGCATCATGCGTTTGGAGAATGCGGCAGCGTCAGGCGACAAGAAGGAAATCGACGCCGTGATGCAAGAGCTCGGCGGCCAAAACTCCAAGGCCGCGCGTGATCTGCGTGCGAAGGCGGCGAACCTGCAAATCCTGATCTCGAAAGGTCACCTGTAATGGCCGGGCCCCTTGATAATGCGCTGGCGATTCTTGGTGGCGACCAGGATACGCCGGCGCCCACAAAGCGTTCCAACGCAGCTGCGCTGACGTATCTGAATGATCCGAAGAACCGCGCCAAGATCATGGCCGATGCTGACCGGATTGCCGCAATGCGCCCCGATGCATCTGGACCTCAATCCCCATCTGCTCCCGCATCAGGCGATGCCCCATTGTCCGGCGCGCTCGCGATTTTGAGTGCTCCTGCTCAGCCTACGCCACCGGAAAAAGCTGATCAGAGCGAACCAGGCATGTGGGACAGAGTAAAAGGTGTGGGTGAGGCCGCATTGCACTTCGCATCGACCATCCCGGCAACCATTCCGGCTTCCATCGCCGCCGTATCGCAAATCATCGGCGGCAAAGAAAAGTACGGTACACAGGATATGGTGCGCGCGGCCGAACAGCGCTTCGGCCAGACCATGGACGATTACACCTACTCGCCCCGAACGCAAGCCGGTCAGGAGTATGCGCAGAACGTCGGTAATGCGCTTGAACGCACTGGCGTCCAAGGCCTTCCTCTGAACGTGCTGAACGAAGCTGGAGCAGCCGCACGCCCAGCCCTATCGATGGCAAACAATCGATTGCGCCTGGGAAGCGCGGCACCCACTGCAGCGGATACGGCGGCCGCGCCCACTGCTGCGAAGCCGCGCATCAAGCTCAACGTCGACGGAACGACCACACCCATCACGCCGGCAGCAGATGTGCCACCGGCTGCCGCCAGTTCCGCGCCGCGACCAGGTACCGCTGCAATGAGCGATGGCCCGCTGCCGGCCGCAGAGCAAGCACGCCGTGCGCAGGTATTGCAAGACATCGGCATCCAAGACGCCCGTCGCAGCGTCATCACCGGCGATCGCAAGGCTGGCGCCACCGATTTCCAGACATCGCGCCTAGACAGCCCCGCAGGGCGTCTGTTGGCCTCGAAGTTCGACGAGGAGCGCGCAGCACTGGAAAACCATGCCGACTCAATCGTGCGCGGCACTGGTGGCACCATCGGCACGGACCAATCAGCCCTTTATGGGCGTGGTAACACGGTGATTGCGCCGCTTGACTCCTTAAAGCAGTGGTTCGACGACCGAGCCGGTGCGCTGTATCGCGCGGCAGATGAACAGTCGCAGGGCGTGCCAACGTCGCTTGATCGCTTCCGCTCATTGCTGGCCGATGATTCCGAGATGACGAATTCGGACCGGGTACACCTGCGTAGTGCTGTGAACGCTTACGCAAAGAAGCTGGGGATCGCAGGGGATGATGGGACACTTCAAGGGAATGCGCAGCAGGCCGAGACTATTCGTAAATTCCTTGGTGAGAACTGGTCGCCAGCGAATGGCAAGTTCGTCGCCAAGCTGAAGGACGCTCTCGACGAAGACGTCATGTCTGCCGCCGGCGGCGATCTCTACGGCCAAGCGCGCCAGATGTGGGCGCTGCGCAAGAAAACACTGGATAACCCGAACGGCATAGCGAAGATCATGGATGCGTCAGGCCCAGAGGGGATCAATCGTGCAGTGCCGGTCGAAAAGATCCCGGATGCTCTCGCCGGCATGCCGGTAAAGCAGTTCGGGCACGTTATCGACACTCTCAAAAACCTGCCGCCGGAACTGGCCGACCAGGGCCAGGCTGCGCTGGGCGAGATCAAGGCTCAGTTCGCCAATAAGGTGCTGGACGCCGGCCGCTCGACGAAAGGCCAATGGAACCAGAAGGCTGTGCGCGCGTACCTAGCCAACAATAGCGAGCGGATGCAGCAGGTATTCACGCCAGAGGAAATGGGGAAGTTTCGCACGCTGCTCGATGCGGGGGATATCCTCGCCACGGATCAAAGCTACCCGGGCGCCGCAGCACAAAAG